TTTTCTTTACTCCAAGTCAATAAAAAAAATAGCAAGTTTATTTTCCTTATTGTATATAATTTTTTTATCAACATGCCAAATAATTGATGAAATTTTTTGCATGATAAATTTTCCTTTTGACAAAAATTGGATTGTATATATGCCTTTTTTAATCAAATTATCTTTATTTATGGAAATATATGTATCAATATTTAAAAAAAGATATGATTGGGAAATGCTAAAATCTGCTGATTATGATCCTGGAAAAGTTCAAGCAATTTATTCCAAACCTGAAAAAGTATTGCAATTACTTGGTGCCGTTTTTTCTTTCAGCCCAAAATGTTCAGTCAGATACACTTTTGCAGGAAAAACAATTCGGTTCAAAAAAAATACATCACTACCTGTGTTGGAAGATTTGGTTTTGAAAAAAGGTGAAATAATTGAAAACACTGTTTTTTCCGGTGACCATTTTTTTGAAAGATGGGAGAAAATCAAGGATAAAAAATATAATATTCTCAAGTTTAATTGTAGAAGGTTATTGAAATAAAACAATATTTTTAAACATTGTATTGCTCATTATTAAAAAATATTATTAGAAAAAAGTATATTTGTTAAATTAAAAAAATGAAAAAATGACATTAAGTACAGCAATTGACATTGATGTTGTCAGCAGGATAATTGGCTATGAATTGAAAAAAGGTGATTTTTCAACAGTTTCACCCAATCTTCCGCAAAGGATCGCATTGTTAGGTGAAGCAAACACAGCAAATCAAGGTGCATCAATCACTGATCCACTTGAAAATCCAACACTTCAGGATGTTGGCGTGAAATATGGATATGGATCACCAGTTTACAACATGTATAGGATATTAAAACCATTGCAAGGTGGCGGTGTTGGTTCGGTTCCTGTTGTAGTATATGCACAAGACGCTGCAGGCGGTTCTGTTGCATCTGTTTTGCAAATCACACCAACTGGAACGGCAACAGGAAATGCAACACACACATTGGTGATAAATGGAAGGAGATCAATTGATGGTGGCCGTTATGACATTACTGTTGTGACTGGTGACACACCAACAACCATCACTGCAAAAATCATTGATACAATCAATGGTGTTTTGGCTGCACCTGTTATTGCATCAGATGCAACAGCAAAGGTGGATTGCACTGCCAAATGGACTGGATTAACATCTGAAGGAATTAGTATTGAAGTTGACACAAATGATGCTGCAGTTGGTATGGCATATGGTGTTGCATCAACTGCATCTGGTGCAGGAACACCAAGCGTGACTGCATCATTAAACATGTTCAATAATGAATGGAACACTTTTGTGTGTAATCCTTACACATTAGTATCAACTTTTGTTGAATTAGAAGATTTCAACGGGGTTCCAGATCAAACAAATCCTACAGGAAGATATGATGGAAAAATATTCAAACCGTTCATTGCTGTTTATGGTGATTTATCAGAAGATCCATCAACACTGACTGATGTTGCTGCAAGAAAATCACAGGTGACAAATTCGTGTGCACCTGCACCAAATTCACCAGGACTAGAAATGGAAGCAGCTGCAAACATGGTGGTTAAGGCTGCAACGGTAGCCAATAACACACCACATTTGGATGTTAATGCACATTTTTATTCTGATATGCCTGTTCCATCTGATGGTGACATTGGTCCAATGTCAACGCATTCACAAAGGGATATATTGGTAAAAAAGGGAAGTTCAACAGTTGATTTGGTTTCAGGTAGGTATCAAATACAAGATTTGGTGACAACATATCATCCAGATGGTGAAGTTCCACCAGCATACAGATATGTAAGAAACTTAAACAATATTGATTTTAACATTAGGTATTCTTATTTCTTACAAGAACAAATTCATGTTGTTGATCATGCAATTGCAGCTGATGATGATGTTGTCAGCGCGTCAAATGTGATCAAGCCAAAGCAATGGAAAGCATTGGTTGATGATTTGTCAACACAACTTGGAAGGCGTGCATTGATTTCTGATGTTCCTTTCATGCAAGCATCCATTGTGACAGAATTGAATGCTACAAATCCGGACCGGCTTGACACTACTTTTTCATACAAAAGATCTGGAACAGTGAGAATTGCAAGCACAACTGTGACGGCTGGATTTAATTTTGGTCAGGCTTAATATTAATCTTTAAAACTTAAAAAAATATGGCAAATACAGGTGGCGATATGGTTGAAGTGACATTCAACCATCCAACAAAAGGAACTGGTGTTTTCTTTGTGAAATCTGCAGAAGATCATGAAAGTGATTTGGGCGGTTACCGTTCAGAAGATGATGACAACATGGTTGACAGCGGTGGTGAAATGATTGACATCATGAAAAGGGTTCGATGGAAACAATCATTTGTTGCATCATGGGACGCAAACAACCGTGAAGATTTGGAACTTGCTGTTTCACTCTCTTCAGATCCTGAACAGGGTGATTGGACATTTTCATTCATTAATGGAACGGTCTACAAAGGAAAAGGAAAACCGGTTGGTGATCTTAAAGGTGCAGGAAGTGCAGCAACATTTCCTTTGGTTATTGCCGGGGGTGGTGAACTAAAGAAAATTAGTGGTTAATTATTAATAAAGGAAAATTTGGTATAATGGGAAAAGTAACACGTGAAATTGCAGAAACAGAGGTTTTGAAATGGTTGGACTTCAAAAAAGTGGACCAGGAAAAACGATCAGAACAGGAATCTTCAATAAAAACAATGCAAAATGCAATTTTTGAAGGTCATTTGGTGCTGGATGATAAATTGAATTTTATATACACATTGAAATGGCCACTTGAAGATTCTGAAGGGAAAGTGATGTTGGAAAAATTGACATTCAAACCAAGAATGAAAACATCAGAGGCTGATTCAAGGTTGAAGCACCTGAAAGATCCATCAAGTTTTGAAACAATTCGTTGTTTCACAGCTGCATTAACATCTGAAAGCATGGGATTGCTGAAAGATCTGGATTCTGAAGATACAAGGGTTTCAAATGCAATTTCGGCTTTTTTCCTGTAGATAGGCGTTCTTTGACTAACATGATAAAAAGTGTTGTCAGAGAACATCATTGGATTCCAAATGTTGTTGATGAACTTTATGTTGACAAAATTGATCATCATGGATTGGAATTTTGGTACAATGATATTGATGAAGTTCAGAAAAAATTGAAGGAAAAAACAAAATGAGTGCCTTAACAATTCCGAGTGTATTTACAGCCGTTGATAAAATAACTGCCCCAGTTAATAAGATGGCCAAATCCGTGAAGGGATTCACGGATACTTCTGCAGCTGGTGCATCTAGGTTGAATAGGCGTTTAAGTAGCATCAGCAGCGGCGCGAAAAAAACAGCACAGGTTTCTGCTGGCATTGGTTTTGCTATCGCTGCACCTTTGGGAATTGCAACAAAATCTGCAATGGATTTTGAACGTCAAATGTCAAATGTTTCAACACTAATTGACACGAATAAGGAAAGCATGTCTGATATGAGTCAGGAAGTTTTGAAAATGTCAACAAAACTTCCTGTTGCTCTGGATGATTTAACTGTTTCGCTTTTTGACATACGTTCTGCAGGTATTCCAGCCAATAAAGCAATGGAAACATTGTCTGCATCAGCAAAATTGGGTGTGGCTGGTATAGGTTCAACGGCTGAAGCCACAAACATCATGACTTCAGCAATAAATGCATTTGCATCAGAAGGGTTGTCAGCTGCAGAAATACAGGATATTTTATTTAAAACATCAAAGGCTGGAAAAACAACTATTGGTGCATTGGCGCAAGCATTTGGATCAACCGCGCCAATCATTCAATCAGCTGGTGTGAAATTGGCAGATTTCCAAGCTGCAACTGCAGCCCTTACAACAGTTGGAACGCCAGCTGCGCAGGCACAAACACAATTAAGGGCTGCAGTTGTGGCATTGCAGAAACCAACCAAGGACATGGAAAAGATTTTCAAATCCCTTGGGGTTACTTCTGAAAAAGAATTGATTCAAAAATTTGGTGGATTGGGTGGTGCCTTTGTAGAGGTAAACAAAAAAGGGAAAGAACTTGGTTTAAATCTGGGGAAAGTTTGGAGTTCAACGGAAGCTGGTGCAGCGGTCACATCATTGACAGGTTCAACACAAGAAGCTTATGTGAACACATTGAAAGATATGACAACAGGTGCAAATGCAGTTGAAGAGGCTTTCAATAAACAAAACAAAACAGGTGCTGCAGCGGCTCAATTGGCAGAAAACAACATGAAAGCGTTGACCATCACCATTGGAACAACTTTGATCCCAATGGTGAACAAGGCGGTCAAGAAAATAATGCCTTTGGTTGAAAGTTTTATGGAGTGGGCCAAAAATAATCCTAAATTATTAGCAACAATTGTTTCTATTACTGCAGCAATAGGAGCGTTAGCCTTTGTTGTTTCGGGTGTGGCAACAGTTGTTTCTATTGTCACGGGTGTGATGGCCACATATAGCTTGGTTACTAAAGCAGTTACTGCAGCGACATGGCTATGGACCTCAGCACAAACAGCGCTGACATTTATAATGAATTTGAATCCTATTAGTTTGATAATCATTGGAATAATTGCCTTGATTGCTGTTATTACTACAATTATTGTAAAATACAATGAATGGGGTGCTGCATTGACTTTTGTTTTGGGGCCATTAGGGATGATAATAAATTTAATAATGTCATTCAGAAGGAATTGGGACATGGTTGTTCAGTCATTTAAGGAGGGCGGTATTTTGTCAGGAATGAAGGCAATTGGAAAAGTTTTGATTGATTCATTATTGATGCCGCTGCAGCAATTATTGGAAATTGTTGGAAGCATACCTGGAATGGACATTGCAACCAAAGGTGCTGAAGCAATTCAAAGGATGCGTGATGATTTAGGATTGGACGTGGATGCAACAGGTGCTGGTGGTGAAAAAGAAGCACTGAGTGTCAGACAAGCAGAACAGGACGGTTTGACAAGCAGGTTGGAAAAAATTACACAAACGAATGTTGGAATAACTGTGAAAGATCCAAATGACAGAACTGATGTTGATGTCAGCGGTGAACCAATTCCAGTGATGACAACATCAACAATGGGAATTGCACAATGACAGATTTGATGATTTTTGAAAGCGGTGTTGGCGGTGATGTTCGTTTGCTTGGAAATGACATTGAAATGACAGATTCCATTTTTAACATGGTTTATCTGGCTTTATTTGGTGGAAATCCAGATGCATCCACCACTGGATCTGAAATTGAAAGTGAACAAAGATCTGATTTTTGGGGGAATGGGTTGTTGCTTCCAAATGACACTGAACTGCAGTTTAATTCAACCACTGAAAACACACTGAACAATGTATCATTGGATAGTTCAGGAAGGATTGAAATTGAAGAAGCGGTGAAAAAGGATCTTGAATTTATGTCAGCCCTTGCAAGGGTTGGTGTTGATGTTTCCATTGTTTCTGATGATAGGGTTCAAATTGACATTTTGTTGACTGAACCAGGCAATTTGACAGAAAAAACTTTTCAGTTCATTTGGGATGCAACAAAACAGGAATTAATTGAAGAAATAACATTGAAGTAAAATGGCTGTACAAATACCAACAATAAATGATTTATACACATCAATTCTGGCAGATTTAAAATCTGAAATAGGAATTACAAATGATTTTTTTGGCAAGGTGTTTTTGATTCCACTTGCAATGGTCCAAGCAGCAAAATTAAAACTTTATTATTTGGCAATTGCAAACATCCAACGGAATATATTTGTGGATCTAGCTGAACCCATTTCTGTTGGTGGAACGCTTGAACGTTTTGGGTTGGTAAAGTTGGGGCGTTTGCCTTTTACGGCAAAATCTGGAAGTTATGATGTAACTGTGACGGGAACGATTGGTGCAGTAATTAAGGCCAACACAACATTCAAAAGTAATGATTCTTCATTGAATCCTGCAAAACAATTTGTGGTTGATTCAGATCATACCATGGTGACAACTTCTGACACAATCACAGTGCGTGCATTGGAAGCTGGTTTGGATAGTCAACTTGCAATCAATGATCAAATGACATTAACAGCACCCATTCCAAACATTGACAAGGTTGCAACGGTTTCATCTGAGACAATCACACCTTTGGCTGCAGAAGATGTTGAAGATTACAGATCAAAAGCAATTGAGGCGTATCAATTGGAACCACAAGGTGGTGCCGGTTCTGATTATCGTATTTGGGCTGCTGATGCACAAGGCGTGCAAAAGGTTTATCCATACACCAGAAAAGGATACAATAATGAATTGATCATTTATGTTGAAGCAACAATTGCAGATTCAACAGATGGAAAAGGAACACCATCACAAGCAATATTGGATGATGTTGAAGAGGTTGTTGAACGGGATCCAGACACAACAAAAGACTTGGATGAACGTGGTCGAAGGCCATTAGGCGTTTTTAATATTGTATTTGATCCAATTACAATACTAGAAGTTGATGTGACAATTACAGGATACCAAAGTTTGACACCTGAAATTCAAACAAGTATTCAAAATGCAATTACAGATTTCATTAATAGTGCCAGACCATTTGTTGCATCTGCTGATGTGTTATCCAATAGAAATGACATAATCAGCGAAAACAAATTGATTTCTGTTGTTCATGAAGCTGTTCCCGGAAGTGTTTTTGATTCGCTTGGACTGGAAATTGATTCTGTGCCAACAGCAAGTTTGCAATTGATTGATGGGAACATTGGACATTTAAATTCAGTTGTATATGTTTAACGGGCGTATTTCACACTTAACAAAACGCCTTTATCCAAAAGGACGTGCATTCAGAATCCCATTTGGAAGCACAATTGAAAAAGTGCACAAAGGGTTGGCCATAAGTGAATCTGATGCATATGCCAGTGCTGTTTCATTGCTTGATTCAATTTTGCCAGATAATGACAATTTTACAACTGAAGATGCATCAAATTGGGAAAGGAGATTGGGGTTGATCACAAACAGTGCAACTGATTTGAATAGTCGAAAATTGGCTATTGAAAGGAAAATGAATCATCCCGGCACAATCAAGGCGCGTCAAAATTATATGTATTTGCAAGGCCAATTGCAAGATGCAGGTTTTAATGTGTTTGTGCATGAAAACAGATTTCTGTTGGATCCAATAATTCCACTTTCATTGGGTGTTTTTAATTTGGGGGAAAACAATCTTGGTGAAGAAATCAGCAATCCAAACAAGTATGGCGTTGTTGATCCTGAAACATATTTGATTGACAATATCAAATTGGGTGGTTTTCGTTTAGGTGAAGAGGAATTGAAAGGTGTTCCATCAGAAAAAGGTGAATTTGATGTAATTGCAAACAATATTGATCCAGAATCAGAAAATGATTTTTTTGACATCACAACAATTTCCCAGCTAGGAAATAATAGGTTGGGCGGTTTTAATCTTGGTGATTTGTTTAATTATGAAGAAGCGTTGAAATCAACATTTTTCATTGGTGGACCAACACCGGGATCATTTGCCAACATACCTGCAAGCAGGCATTTGGAATTAAGGCAGTTAGTATTGAAAATTAAACCTGTTCAAACTGTAGGTTTCACATTCTTTGTTCTTGATGGTGCTGCATATAGTAGTGCATATAGTAGTGCATATAGTATTTAAATCTATATGAAAAAAATAATTAACTTTGTATAACATAAAAAAATAAAAAATGGCAAGAGATTTATCAGTTCAACCAAACATTGACAATTCTGATCCAGGAAACTATCCAAACACAAGAGTGAAAAACACCGTTGGTGCTGTACCGGGTACAGATTGGACAGAAGAAGTCACAGGTGATGCAATTCAGTTTTTTCAGAAATTATTGATTGATGCATCCATTACTGCAAACGGGAATCCAGACAATGTTGCAAATGGATATCAATTAATTGATGCGCTAGTTGATAAAATTTCAAGAAACGGTGTCAAAAGGCAATCATCAACAACATTGGCCAATTCTACTATCAACACAACAGAATTGGATCTGGTCACGTTTACATTTGATGCATCTAACAATTGGGATGATTTACACATTAGCTTTTCATGTGCAACAGGGAACACAGCAGGAACAGGAACAACAATTCATAAATTTAGAATCTATAATGACGGGGTTGAAGTTCATAGTATTTCAATTAATCAAGATCATGATCTTGATAATGACACGCCAGTTTCATTGCAGATTGGCGGGATTGCCTACACATCAAACACAATTGTCAAAGTTACTGCACAAGTTACAGGTGGAACACCGAACGATTTCACCGTTGGTGCAGCTTCATTGAATGTGGATGCAATTAATGTATAAAATAAAATTATGGCAGTTCGCGATTTTAACGACTTAATTTCACAAATTGATATTATAATAGTTGAAAACACTGTTGGTTCTATTACTCCAACAGTACACAATCCTCTGTTGAAAGATGTTTCAGATACTTTAAAAGCACTTTCAAACAATTTCACAGATCTTTCTGAAGATGCTTCCAATCAATATTCTGGAACACCTGCATCTGCATTGAATGCATATGATGAAGGAACTATTTTGTTGATCAAGGTTGATGTGACAAACACGGGTGCAGTTTTGATTGATGTTAGTGGTTTAGGTCAAAGAGGTTTGAAAAAAGAAAGTGGTGGTTCACTTGTTGACATCACTGCAGGTGAATTAAAATCTGGTATTTTTTATTCATGCGTTGTCACCTCTTCATATTTTCAATTGCTTGGTGCAATTGGTGGTGGTGGTGGCGGTGATATGCTTGCAGCCAACAACCTTTCAGATGTGGCAAATGCTACAACTTCATTTGGCAACATAAAACAAGCAGCAACCACAACAACAACAGGTGTGGTGGAACTTGCAACGGATGGTGAATCTGCAGCCGATAAAGTTGTTCAAAGTAATGATTCACGAATGCATGACGCAAGAACACCAACATCACATGGAATTGGTGGTTCAGAACATTCATCTTCTACATTGGCACAACTAAATTCAAAAATCAGTGATGCCACGTTGATTGATGGTGATGCAGCTTTGCCAAGGGTGTTGCAGGTTAAAACAGAGGCTTTGCCATATACATTGGTTGCAGCTGATGCAGGAAAACATATTGAACTAACAGGATCTGGTGCATTTACAATTCCAACTGGATTGGCTATTGGTTCACAGTTTTCTGTTGCACTAGATAATGCAACAGCACAAAACATCATTTCAGCTGGCGTGACAATCAAAACAATAAACGTGTCATCAGATAAAATTTCAGGAAATGGAATTATTTCAATTGCAATAATTGCATCCGATACAGCAAGAATTTCAGGAAATACACAAGCATGATGGCATTATCTTCATTCATACGATCTGCAGGAATTAATGCAATTGAAGTCAATGTTGCTTTGATTGTAAAATCTAAGAACAATGCAGCAACTTTATTTGACATCACAAACAGTGATCCTGTTGGAAATCAAGTGACATGGACGGATGGTGTGGATTTTTATGTTGGTGACAGTGTTACGTTTATTAACTGGTCAGACACAAGTGAAAAAACTGTCATTGCTTATTGCAAAGATACTTCTTTGATCACAAACGCGGCACAATCTTGGCAAAACATAGAAATTACATTCATTGATTTTTCAAAATTGACTGATTTATCAGGGACAATCAATTTGAATGGAAATCCATTAGCAACATTGATTGATGCACCAATATCAAACACAGTTGATGAAATTCAATTGCAAAATAGTGTCATAACCACATTCAATTGGAAAAATTATCCTAAGTGTAATTATTTGCAAATGCGTTTCAACACTGTGTGTTCAACATTAGATTTAGGAACTGGAATTGATGTTGATCTGAATTATTTAAGATTTCAAGGAACTGCAGATGTTGATTTGTCTAGTTTTACAGGAATAGACACAAATTGCTATTTAAGGCATGAAGGTTCTGGTGAATTTACTGCACCAACAGGAATAGGAACTGGAACGCTTGATGACCTTACAATTGATGTAGTTTCAAACACAATCATTGATTTGTCTGTATTCACAAAATTTTCAGGTTCTTGTGAATTTAGGGTAAAAAACAATGCATTAGTCACGTCTATACTTTTCCCCACAACCACAGCAGGATCTGGAATGTTGACAATATCAAACAATGATGCTGTAACTTCTGTGGATTTAAGTGGAATTAGCAGTATTTACAATACTTTACAGGTGTCTACATCTTTAAATCTAACAAGTATTACATTACCAACAATAACAGTGTTATCATATACGAATTACATATTTTCTAGCAATGATTTGAATTATTTTAATATGTCGGTATTGTCTGACATGTTTGCATTCAATAATGTTGATGTTGATTTACGAAACAACAACATGGATGTTGCTGATGTCAATCATATATTGGTTGATTTAGCTGCACACGTATCTGGTGAAAGTGCTGGTGGTGATTATACTGGAAGAACAATCAGAATTCAAGGAAGTAATGATGCACCAGATGGATCTTCAGGTGGATATGATGGAGATCAAGCAGTGATTGATTTGGTGGCAAAAAGCATAACTGTAACAACATCATAAAATGAAAACAGACCAACCGCAAAATGGAGAATGGAGAATGTTATATAATATTATTGAAGATTGGTATTGCATTTCAGAATCTGAAGGTATAATGAAAACGGCAATCAAAAACACAATTGAACATCTTCACACAGAACAAGATTGTTTGGATCGTGTTGTTGAACTAGGAGTTACATTGGATGAAAATGAATAAATGCCTTCAATCAATATAAATACAGATGCAGCGGTTGTTTTTACAGAAAAACTTGAGAGAATGGGACGTTCTGACCTTCCTGTTGTTATAAACCAAACATTAAACAATGCAGCCTTTGATGTGAAGCAAAACACAATGTTGCGTTCATCAAGGAATACATTCATCAACCGTAAAAAAACGTTCTTTAAATCCACATCCACAGTAAAAAAATCATCTGGATTTAATATTGACAGAATGAAAGCTGAAGTTGGTTTTAAAGATGGAAACTCAAATCCAGCGGTTGCAGATCTTCAGCAACAAGAACACGGTGGATCACTGAAACGGTCATTCATTGCAAATGATGAAGCGCGTGTTGGATCAAAACCATCTGGAAACATCAGAAAAGCAAACAGAATTTCAGTGGTGAAAAGAAATGATTTTGTTGATGCTGAAAAATCAACAGGTAAATCTGACAAGCAAAAATTCATCCGTTCGTCAATAGTGGCCAAACAGCGTGGTTCAAAATATGTTTTGGATGGTAGAAAAACAAAAAAGGGGAGGCGTATTTTGTATAGAATCACTAAATTGCAAAAGGATTCAAATTCATTCACCATGAAAACACAGCGTGTGTTGTCTGTCAAAAGCGGTGAACGGGTGTCAATAAAAGCAACAGGATTCATGAAGAAAGCAACGCGCACATCATCCTTAAAGATGCCACAGTTTTTTGTTAAAAATGCAAAAAAACGGTTAAAAATATGAGTTGGATTGATAAAATAAACAATGATTTAGTCATCACAACTGGTGATGGTAAAAGTTTTTCACCTGAATGGGTTCAAACAACCAGATCCATTGAATTCAACACGGCTGAATTTGTGTTTCCCAATGTTCCAGGTTCTTTACTTGATAGGCGGGAACAAAAAGGACAAAGATTCACCTTGGAAGTTTTTTTTCAAGGAACAAATCACTTGGATGAAAGTGATGATTTTATTGAATCTGCAATTGATAAGCGTTTTTGGACATTAATGCACCCATTTTATGGAAAAATGTTTGTTCAGCCTTTATCATTGGGGGTTGATGACACAAAAAGGAATGTGACCAAATTCACAATTCCAGTGATTGAAACAATTACGGATGTAAACCCCAAAACAAGACTGATTGCAGATGACAAAATTGTTGAAGATGCTCAAATTCTCAATCTGTTAAGTGTCGAAAATTTTGAAAATTCTGCAGATGTAGAGGTTCAAGACGTGAACAACATGAAGGAATTGACAAATCAATATTTTTCCAACACAAATCCTGACATTGCAGATGATGAAGATGGTCAAAATTTCTTCAACAAATACAATTCTGCACTTTCGGCCATTGGAAATGCATTGGAAGATTCTGGTGCAGCTATTACAGCCATGATTGATTTGATTCAAACACCTGCAACATTCAACCAAAGCATTGAAAGCAGATTGGAAATCTTACAAAAAAATTATGATTCATTGCAATCTTTCGTTGATTTAGAGGCTCAGACCGTTGAACTAGTTGATAAATTCATTTATGAAGTGAGCCAGAATGCAGTGCTGTGTGGAATGTGCATTGCATCATCACATCCATTTGATGATGAAGATTATGAAAACAGAAATCAAGTTTCTGATGTAGTGTCCAAATTGCTTATCAATAGCAATCTTTATTTCAAAACACTTGATGACATTCAATCTGGTGACGGCAACAATCCAGATGATTTTGTTGCAAACCCAAACACGATTTTATCATTGGATAACTTGGTAAATTTCACAATGGCGAACTTGTTTTCCATTGGGTTGGATGCAAAGCAAGAAAGGTTTCTGACTGTTGAAGATGACACCGATTTTGTCAATTTATCGCATAGGCTTTACGGACCAAAGAAACATGATGCACACATTGATGAATTGATGCGAAACAACAAATTAGGTTTGAACGGTATTTTAGTGATCAAAAAAGGAACTGAAATCAAATATTACATATGATACTGAAGATTAAAAATCATTATGTGTTAGAGTTTTTCAATAAATTGTCATTTACTTGGAAATATGATGCAGTAGCATCAACATTTGCATTTTCAATGTATTTTGATCCAGATGATGCAAACCACAAAGAATTGTTAAAACCAGGCCATTTCCACCAGTGTACAGTTGAACACAATGGTGAAACACTTTTGACTGGTTTTTTGATGAATCAAACGTTCACAAGTAGAGCGGCAAAACAATTGTCATCTGTTTCTGGTTATTCCCTGCCCGGTGTTATGGAAGATTGTCAAATTCACCCTTCTTTGTATCCACTGCAATCTGATGGAAAAACATTGCGAGAAATACGCAAAAATTGATCAGTGGTGTTTTCCCTTTTAAAATTGAAATTGATCCTTCTGTTGCTTCAAAAATGAATGAAGTGTACGAAAAGACAACCGCAAGTGAAACACAAACTGTAAAGGCATATTTATCTGGATTAGCTGCACAAAAAAACATCATTTTAAGTCATACAGAAAAAGGAAATCTGTTGTTCACTAAGGCAAAGACAGATCAAAAACCATTTTGGCACTTTGACGGTGGAATGTCAAATGTTGAAATGATTCTAAAATTTAACGGTCAAGGGTTACATTCCAAAATAACTGTCATGAAACAAGCTGACAAAGATGGTGGCAATGCAGGACAACACGAAATAAAAAATCCATTTGTTCCTTTTGTATTTCGGCCATCTGTCAAAACACAAAATTCAGGAACGGACGTTGACACGGTTGATGCAGCACAAAATGCACTTGGTGCTGAACTGAAAAACATTGTTTTGACAATAAAAA